ACAAGCTGCGTGAGGTGCTTGTAAAACAACCTCACAATATGTTGGCTACCTAATCCCCCACCCCGTGGCTACGGTTGGCCCCAACGAGGAGAAGTACAATGGCTGAAGAAGCTACAATTATGGCTGAAGAAATGAAGCCCGAAAAGAAAGTTGCGTTTGCAAATCGTAAATATACTAACGAAGAAAAGCGTAAAAGAGAAGAAGAAGAACTAGAACAATTGATGAAGGAACAGAAAGGCGAGGCACAAGAAAAACCAGAACCTGAAGAAGAGCCTAAAAACGCAGAAGAAAAAACATTTAAGAAGCGTTACTCTGATTTGCGTAGACATCAACAGCAGCAATCTGAAGAGTTTAAAAAAGAAATTGAATCGCTTAAATCTCAACTAAGTAAAGCTGCTCAGAAAGAAATGAAACTACCTAAGTCTGATGAAGACATAGAACAGTGGGCGACAGACTATCCAGATATAGCAGCCATCGTTGAAACAATTGCTATGAAAAAAGCTAAAGAGCAATCTACTGCTCTTGAAGAACGTATGAAAGCAATTGACGAGTTACAATCTAACGCTACTAAAGAAAAAGCAGAAGCAGAGTTAATGCGTATACACCCTGATTTTGGTGATATACGTGACAGCGATGAGTTTCATAGCTGGGCAGAAGAGCAGCCTAAGTGGGTACAAGACGCACTGTATGACAACGACAATGATGCACGTTCTGCTGCTAGAGCTATTGATTTATACAAAGCCGACATGGGTATAACTAAAGATAAACCTAAGTCAAATAAAGATGCGGCTAGGTCTGTGTCTACAAAAGATTCTCGTAGTAAGCCTCAGAATAATGAATCAAGTAGCTATCTAAAAGAGTCTGAAGTACAAAAAATGTCAGCACACGAATATGAAAAAAATGCTGACGAAATAATGGAAGCTATTCGTAGTGGTAAGTTTGTATATGACGTAAGCGGTTCTGCCCGATGAGCATTATATATACGCCGGAAAGTGACCTACATCTATTTGCTCCGTTTGGACCAACTATGGGATATTACCGTATGCCAGATGAGTTGGTTGAACAATTGAATAGTAAAATGTCTGATAAGTTAGATGATTACTCTGACCAGTTAGTGGGCAAAGTATCAGAGGAACTAGCATTTGATGACGATATTATATCAATTGCACAAAAGGGGCTAGGTCAGTTTATTGGTAAGTACCAAGCATATTCAGACCATAGAAACTCTATGGGTGCAAAAAAATTAAATACAGAAAAATTTAACTATGGTTTGCAAATAGTTTCTGGTTGGTTTGTCCGACAATTTGAAAACGAATATAACCCTTTACATATCCACACAGGTTCAAGATTATCTTGTGTGGGTTATCTTAAACTTCCAGAAGGAATTGAGGAAGAGTGGGAAGAAGACTACAAAGACCATCATCCTTCTAATGGACATATACAATTTGCAGCAGGTACGTCAGCAGGATATACTTGCACAAATTTTATAGTTAAACCACAAGTTGGTGACTTTTATGTATTCCCATCACATCTATTTCACTGCGTATATCCTTTCTATACAAAAGGTGAGCGTAGGTCTTTCAGCATGAATATGAACTTTATTGAAGTGCCGAAAGAAAAAAAGGTTGACAAATAGTTATTTATGTATATAACTATAGTCATATAAACGTGTAACATTATTGCGCGATAGTGTTACACATATCAGCAAACAGAACAGTCTCACGGATTACCTGAAGAATTTGGCCTGACCCGTACAGTCACACCCAAAGAAATCAGCCTCTAATGGTCTTAAAGTTTGCATCTGTAAATGCCAAAATGGAGAAATAATCATGGCTTTTTCTACAGCAGCCGGGTATGGTAATCTCCCTAACGGTAATTTTTCACCCGTTATTTACAGCAAACAGGTGCAACTTGCTTTCCGCAAGGCATCTATTGTTGAAGCAATCACCAATAATGACTATTTTGGTGAAATTGCGCAAATGGGTGATTCCGTTAAGATTATCAAGGAACCCGAAATCACCGTTAAGGAGTATGCTCGTGGTACGACTATTACCCCGCAAGACCTTGACGATGAAGAGTTCAGCCTAACGATTGACAAAGCTAACTACTTTGCTTTCAAGGT